CCACCGCGCGCAGAACTGCAAAAATCCCCTCCCCCGGTGTCAAAATAGAACCGGCCTATGATGATCAATGCAGAATTAGGCAGAATGAGAGTCAATGAAGGTCCACATATACCCCAACACCATCGACCAACACAGCGCCATTGATGGGTTCTCATGGCCTATGACGAGACTTAAATGCATTTAAGATTTTTCTGTTTATCTGTTGACATTTGAAAAACGAAGCCTCAGACTGTGTGCATGGTGCTATTCCGCACTGTTGCTAAAGGTAGATAGATATGAAAGCTGAAAACGTACAATCCAACACAAGCGCACCGTTCATCGCTGGTCGACAGTTTGGTAAATTCCACAATGAGCAATCCGCACTGTTATCCGTTCGACTGTTGGACGATGCGAAGAAGATCCACACCGCGCAGGACATGAAAGACTATATTGCAGGATACAAGGAAACACTGACCGGCACTGATGGCTCGAAAGATGCGATGGCCTCAATGGTGCGAACGATCCTAAAGGTTGCCACCGGCTTAGATGCCAAACTGTGCGAGTATCACAAGGTAAAGACACCCGCCGCCGGTCAGAAGGTAGTCAAAGCCAAAATGGATAAAGGCGCAAAGGGTATCGACTCACTATCCAAGGCGCTCCGCATCCCTAGTGCTGGCAAAGCTGAAGGCGACGGCGAAGGATCCGAACCAACCGCCAACGATGCCAAGGATCTGGCGACGCTATGGTCGACGTTCATGGGCGACGCGCTGAACAATGGGCACACCAAGGATGACATCGCCGCGTTTCTGGTTACTGTTGACCTCTCCGCATGAACGACACCATGGGATTAATTCTGATAGCTTGCTTTCTGCTTATCGTTTACGCTGAGCTGACAAGCTAACCTAACCCCTACCGAAACCCTGCCAGCAATGGTGGGGTTTTTTTATGCCCGTAATTCTCTCTGTATCGCTCTCTCAGCGACGTTCTATTCCTACCCAGTACCCTGCCCTTGCTTTTGTTATCGTTGCTCACAGCGCCATACAGAGCCTCTCATAGCGTCGCTAGGCGCGTCTATTTGACATGGATATTATTCCATGCGATAATATATGCATGGTGGAGGTATAACTTTCTGCCATATCAAAACTTAAATGCATTTAAAAATGCTGGAGGCTGATATGCACAGTGAAGATGAGAAGTGGATTGTATTGCAATGGAGCCACTCTAGTTTTGAACCAGCATATGTTGTGTTCAGGGGGAGTGAGAAAGAATGTCGTGTTGCCGCAAGAGAAATGCTTAAAGTAATGCCACAGAATCTGGATTGTATGGCTGTGTCAGAGGCATCATGGAATCAGGACAAAGGGATGTTAAGTTAGGAGGAGTAAGTTATGAGCAGACCTATTCATGAGATAGCGCGGGACGTTAACGCTACGTGGTCGAGGGTGTCGCCGTATGCACAGCCATACCTTGACGCCATGCAGTACCTGACCAGCATTGACGATGACTATTACCTTGACAGTGGTAGGAGTGTGGTGCTTTACTTTCTATCGAACGCTGCCTCGTGGCGTGGTGATGATGCGAGGCGTATCAAGAAGGAGTTAAAGGAGATGTTATGAGTAGACTAACTGATGCACGAGATGCAGTGGGTGGACTAGCTAACCCAAGCAAGGTTCCGTGCAGATCTACATCAACACCAGCGGAGAACTGTCACACTGGTTCAAAGCTGATGAAGGTGAAGGGATCTGTATGCGAGGACTGTTATGCTTGCAAGGGTAACTATGTTTTTCCTAATGTTAAGAAGGCGTTGAAGCGTAGACTTAATGCTCTGTCTCATCCTGATTGGGTGGAGAACATGGCGATAGCTATCAACAAAGCGCCGTACTTTAGGTGGCATGACTCAGGTGACATCCAAGGTGTGTGGCATTTGTCTAACATCGTGGATGTAGCGAGGCGTACACCTGAGACTAAGCACTGGTTGCCTACTCGTGAGGCTAAGTACGTGTCGCAGTACAGTGGTGAGATGCCAGACAACCTGATAGTGCGTGTGTCTGCGGCTATGGTTGACGGACCACCACCGAAGCGGTTTCATTTGACATCAACAGTGCATAGGAATAGAATCCCTACTGACTCGTTTGTATGCCCCGCACCTAAGCAGGACAACAAGTGTGGTGAGTGTCGAGCGTGTTGGGATAAAGCAGTACCGAACGTAAGTTATACACATCATTAATATTAAATGCATTTAAGGAGTAAAGATGGGGACAGCTAGTATGTATGGTAATCAGGTGATGGATGTGGAGTTAGACTGCGAGTGGATGACTCTGTACGCAACCATCGAATACCTTGTGTACGGTGACGAGGAGGACTTAGTTGAATTGGTATCAGTTAAATCGCGTGGAGTTGACATCACTAATTGGATCAACACTAGTTATATATTCGATCTTATTTCTGATGAGATAAGCAACGCAGACTACCATCATAGTGATCATGGAGATTAAGTATGACTATTATTGAATTTGATACAGCGTTACCTGAGTACGCAGCACCGGGTGAACGGCCTGTTATACAGATGTTGATTGACTTCTGCCTGCGTGATGATGGCAAGGTGTCAGTGTGGGATGGTGAGGAACTATCTGTGCATGGGTGTAGCAGTAAGGCGCACATCCTGAAGAACCTAGCACAGACTGAGATGGATCAGGTGGAAGCATACGACAAGGATGGCAACTGTCGTGGGTGGTTCTCGTTGATCTATCACAACGGATCAGAGAATGAGCCTATGATTGTGATCTCTGACTACAGTTACAACGAGTGGACAGAGAGTGTGTACCGTAGATTAGATGGAGTGTTTGGAGGTATTGAGCTATGAGTTACTACATCAAACCAGTTGAGCAGATAGTAAGTAATCGTATGGCTGTGTACCGTGTGGTGCAGAGACTGCGTGACTTCAAAGCAGAGAACGGCGTGGAGTACATGGTGTTCCCAAACAAGAAAGCCATGAAGACTGCGTTGTTTGTTGACCTGTACTGTGGTAAGAATGGTAAGCTAGTCAAGCTAAAAGACAGATCACTATTGAGGTTCTAACATGAGAGATGGTATGACACACCAACAGATCGCAGATGTTCTTGGTATATCACGCGAGCGAGTACGTCAGATAGAAGCAACTGCATTGAGAAAGCTGCGTCGTTCTGGTAAGTTAAAGGAGTTCCTGTGCCTTCTTGATATGGAGGTGCAGGAATATTACGGTGAGCGAAGCAGGAGAATTAAACAGTGTGAATAGTTGTACTTCCTTTTTGTTTTGTTATGTGGTACAATATTCTATATAGATAACTAAGTATTAATATTATTACTAATACTATTACTAATACATAGGAACTACATATGACTAACGATCAAATGATTGAAGAGCTAGTTGAGTACGAGTTTCAAAACATCACACTGGTTGAGGTGGTCAATATCTATATCAAGTTACAGCGTGAGTTTCTGAAGAGTCAGCTTACTGAGGAAGAGGTCAAGGCTAAGTACCATGAATTGTTTGGAGATGCGGAGGTAGTACACTGATGGCGTTTGTTAAACTGCACCAGCAATGCGAGGACTGTGGGTCTAGTGATGCACTGTCATACAATGAGGATGGATCTAGTTACTGCTTTGCCTGTGCTAAGTTCACCCCGTCAGAAGCCACAGGAGGCTCTGTGAGCAACATTAAGGAACGAGTAGTACCAGCGGCAGGGTTCGACAGAGCGGCCTTTACAGAGCCATACAGAGGCTATCAGGACAGGGGTATAACTGCCGATACCATGTCTGCATACTCTGCACAGCAGAAGGCAGGTAACATTCTGTTTGGATATCACACACCACAGGGTGAGTTAGTGGCGGTGAAGACTAGGTATCCAGACAAGCAGTTCAAGATTGGTGGGGACTGGAAGAAGGCTGGGTTGTACGGTCAGCATCTGTTCCCCAGTGGTGGTCAGTACATAACCGTAGTGGAGGGAGAGTTCGATGCGTTGGCTGCATATCAAATGTTTGGGGGCAAGTACCCTGTTGTGTCTATACGTAACGGTGCACAAGGGGCTGCTGCTGACTGTCGCAGAGCCTATGACTTTCTTGATCAGTACGACCACATAATCTTTTGCTTTGACAACGACGATCACGGCAGGGCTGCTGCATTGGAGTGTGCTGATATTTTTGGTGGTAAGTCTAGGATCTACCATCATGGTGAACACAAGGATGCGTGTGACTACCTGTTGAACAGTGACAAGGAAGAGTTTGTCAAGAGGTGGTGGGCGGCGAAGACGTATACACCTGATGGTATGGTGATGCTGGGTTCACTGCGTGAGTCGCTGAAGAAACCATTGGAAGAGGCAGAGGTACGCTACCCATACAAGGGACTGGATGACATGACGTTTGGTATTAGACCGACTGAGCTAGTCACCATCTGTGCTGGCTCTGGTCTTGGTAAGTCTACGTTCATGCGTGAGCTAGTGTTCTCCATCTTGTCACAGACTAACGACAGAGTAGGACTGGCGTTCCTTGAGGAGACACCTGATCGTACTGCTCGTGGTCTAGTAGGACTGCAGATCAACAAACCAATACACCTACCGGGATGTGATTACTCACCCAGTGAGGTTGACCGTGTGTTTGACAGCATGGATCTTGATGACCGTGTTGTACTGTGGGATACGTTTGGCTCCAACAAGATAGAGAACGTGTTGGCTAGGTTCCGTTACCAGATCAAGGTACTGGGTGTGCAGTACATAGTGCTGGATCACATATCAATACTGGTATCAGATCAGGACAACGGCGACGAGCGCAAAGCTATTGATGAGATTATGACTAAGCTACGTATGTTCTGTCAGGAGATGCGTGTGTCTATGTTTATTGTGTCACACCTACGCAGACCTGAAGGCAAGGGCCATGAAGACGGCGCATACACCAGCCTTGGTCAGCTACGTGGTAGTGCAGCCATTGCTCAACTGAGTGACATCGTGCTAGGATTAGAACGTAATGCACAGGCAGAGGATCCTATGGTACGTAACACAACCAACGTGCGTGTGCTGAAGAACAGGTTCAGTGGCATGACAGGACCAGCTACTGCGCTGATGTACAACAAGGACACAGGGAGGCTCACTGAGGTATTCGAATGAGATGTGTTGCTTGCGATAAGATAATGACAGACTACGAGCTAACCAAGAAGTTCAGCAACAGCGGTGAGTTTGTTGATATGTGTAATGAGTGTAGTCGTTACCTTGTTGATGATGATTTGATAACAGTAGGTAACATGGACTATGCTACCCTTAGTGATCTAGAGGAGATACGAGATGTCGAAGATGGGACGTTGGATTATGACACAGGAACAGAACAAGGAGATGAGGACGAATGGCTATGAACTTTCAGAAAGACAACAGCTTGATCTCGCCTACTACGAATACTGTGTTTTTAGACATAGAGGCAGACGGCCTGAACCCTACGAAAGTACACTGCGTGGTTACAAAGAGATCGAACGAAGCTCACTTGACCCATTTATCTAGAAGGAGTTTGATGAATGAACTGGGAAAAGGTGGATCTATATGTGGTCACAATATTATTGGGTATGACCTTCCTGTTCTGCACAGGTTATGGGGTATACGTATTCCTCAACACAGAGTTGTGGACACGCTGGTTCTTTCTCGGCTCTTTCATCCCGATCTGGATGGTGGTCACAGTCTCGCTGCTTGGGGAACTAGGCTTGGCTTTCCTAAAGGAGAGCATAATGATTGGGAAGAACTATCTGAAGAGATGGTTGAGTATTGCAAGAGAGATGTGGATGTCACTCACAGATTACATGATGCGTTGATGGCACAGATGCAGATGTTTGGATTCAGTCAGCATTGCGTTGACCTTGAACACAGCGTTGCGTTCATCTGTAAAGATCAGGAAGACAATGGCTTTGAGTTTGATAAAGAGAGTGCGTTATCTTTGTACGAAGAATTAACTACTCGTATGCACAGGATTGAGCAGGATCTACAGCGTGTGTTCCCGCCAATAGTAGAGGAGAGGTTCAGTGATAAAACACAGAAGAGACTCAAGGACAAAGTTACGGTATTCAATGTCGGCAGTAGACAACAAATTGCAGAGCGGCTTGCTGGCAAGGGTGCAGTGTGGAAGGAACTCACTCCCGCAGGAAAACCAAAGGTCGATGAGGCTACCCTTAAAAAGCAGACTCACATTCCAGAGGCAAAGATCATACTACGTTATCTTCTCTGCCAGAAACGAGCCTCTCAAGTTGACTCGTGGATTAAAGCAGTTGGAGAAGACAAGAGAATACATGGCAGAGTCAGACACATCGGCGCTGTCACCGGACGGATGGCACACTCCAATCCAAACATGGCTCAAGTTCCTGCTGTAAGGGCTGAGTACGGTAAGCAGTGCCGTGAGTTGTTTACTGTTCCTAGTGGTCGTGTTCTTGTTGGTGCTGATGCAAGTGGTCTTGAGCTACGTATGCTTGCACACTACATGAACGATGATAACTACACAAAAGAAATACTAACAGGTGATATACACACAGCTAATCAGAAAGCTGCTGGTTTGGAGACAAGAGATCAAGCCAAGACATTTATCTATGCGTTCTTGTACGGTGCAGGTGATGCCAAGATAGGTAGTGTGGTAGGCGCTACGAGCAACGCAGGTCGTAAGTTAAAAGAGACATTCTTAAAGAACACACCAGCATTAGCAGAGCTAAGACAGAAGGTAGCTACAGATGCTGCATCTGGTTTTCTTACTGGTCTTGATGGTAGACGCATACGTGTACGCTCACAACACGCTGCACTTAACACGTTACTACAAGGCGCTGGTGCTGTGGTGATGAAGCAGGCTATTGTTATCTTGTATGATTTGTTAGCTCATGTAGATTTCAAACTGGTTGCACAGGTTCACGATGAATGGCAGATAGAGTGCAGACCAGAGGACGCAGACTTCATAGGCAAGTCTTGTGTCAACGCAATGATATTCGCAGGTGAACTCCTGCAACTGAACTGTCCGTTAGACGGAGAGTATAGGGTTGGTACTAGTTGGTGTGATACTCACTAGCACAATTCTATTTTATGTGGTATAATATTAGGGTAAGTTTAACTAGCAGGAGAAATGCTATATGTCTAATGAAGCACCCAATGTAATGGTTAACTGTGAATTGTTCTGGCCTAACCTGACTCACAAGAACGAGTTAGCAGGTAAGTACACAGTTGATCTTGCTAACCTATCTGATGCTGCTGTTGTTGCGTTGGAAGATATGGGTATCAACATTAACAACAAGGGAGATGAGCGTGGATCGTACATCACCTGCAAATCCAACAACAAGTACAGAGCATTCAGAACTGACGGAACAGAGTTGCTCATCAAAGGACGGACACCACGAGATGACATGGACGATCCAGAAACAGGAGTCGTGGTGGGTAATGGTTCCAAAGCTAAGTGCCTCATCGGATACTATGACTGGGAGTACCTCAAGAAGAAAGGTCGTAGTGCCACACTCAAGCGTCTTGTAATTGATGAGGTTGTTGAGTACGCACCAGAAGTAGAAGAGATGGAAGCTCTGTGATACTCATTGACGGTGACATGCTGGTGTACCGTGTAGGGTTTGCCTGTGACGAGGAAAGTGAAGACGTTGCAGTGCAGACCCTAGACAACTACCTGTCTGAAATGGTTGTAGATCTTTCAGAACACTACAACACCAGCACTGTGTACCTAACAGGTAAGGGCAACTTCAGGGACGAGGTTGCTGTTACTCTACCGTACAAAGGAAACAGAACAGAGAAGCGTGTACCCGTACACAAGAAACTGCTCCGTGATTTCATGGTGTCAGAATGGAACGCACAGGTTGTTAACGGCATGGAAGCTGACGATGCCATAGCTATCAAAGCTACTGAGCTAGATCACAAAGCTATCATCTGTTCCTTGGACAAAGACTTCAAGCAGATTCCTTGTCCTATGTACGACTACACCAAGAAAAACTTAAATGCATTTAACCCTGATGACGCTATGCGTTGGTTGTATAAGCAAGCGTTGATGGGTGATCGTGTTGATAACATACCCGGCATACACGGTATCGGTCCTAAGAAAGCAGACAAGATCATTGATCCTTGTACTACTGAATGGGAGTGCTACAGCGTGTGTCTTACTCACTACTGGGACAACGAACTGGATGAGGATAGGTTACTAGAAAGCCTTAACCTTCTTTACTTGTTGCGTTCACCTGACGATAGGTACACCAAGCCATCGGAGATTTAAATGAGCAGACGAGATGAAATAGCAGAGCAGTGCGCTACTTTTCACAAAAAACATCCAGAAGTCTGGGATCTATTTGTGCAGTTCACCAATGAAATGATCCGCAGGGGCTTCAAAAACTACAGCGTTAACGCAATCTTTGAGCGAATCAGGTGGGAGAAAGACGCCGGCGGGAATGGCGTCGAGTCATTTAAGCTGAACAATAACTACCGTGCGCTATACGCGAGAAGGTTTATGAAGATGTACCCAGAGTATGAAGGTTTCTTTAGGACAAGAGAGCAACCCAGTTCAACTAAACCCCCAACTCACTTACCTGAGTTAACTCCAGCAGCATATGAAACAGTATGATTCTAAGTTTGAGAAAGAAGCCCATGAGATTATGCAGGGCTGTGAGTATCATCCAGAACAACGCATCTTTTATGTAGTTCCTAAACACTACGAGCCTGACTTTGTTTACACACACCGTGGTAAGACTGTGTACATAGAAGCAAAGGGTAGGTTCCGTACGTCTGAAGAGGCACGTAAGTATGTCATTATCGCAGAGGCACTTAGCTGGACGGAGGAGTTGGTATTTCTCTTCCAACGACCAAGCACCCCAATGCCGGGAGCCAAACGAAGAAAGGATGGTACACGCTACACAATGGAAGAGTGGGCAGAGAAGCATGGATTCCGTTGGTACACTCTTAAAACAATACCTACAGGATGGAGAAGATGACAAGACATCTAGTAATACCTGACACTCAGATAAAACCAGAACATCCCATTGACCATATGATGTGGGCTGGTAGGTATGCTTGTGCTGTCAAGCCTGACGTTATTGTACATCTAGGTGATCACTGGGATATGCCATCGTTGTCATCGTATGACGTAGGTAAGAAGTCCTTTGAAGGTAGGCGTTACTCTGCTGATGTTGAGGCAGGCAACGAAGCTATGCAGGTATTCATGGACTGCATCAGAGCAGAACAACAGAGGCTGCGTAAACGTAGAAAAAAGATATGGAAGCCGCGTCTTATCTTTACACTAGGCAATCACGAACAACGCATCGAACGTGCAGTAGAGAACGATGCAAAGCTAGAAGGACTGATGAGTTATGAAGATCTTAATCTGCGCGGTTGGGAAGTTCTTCCGTATCTTCAGCCTATCATTGTGGATGGTGTCGCTTATTGTCACTTTTTTACTAGCGGTGTTATGGGCCGCCCAGTCACAAATGCAAAGCTACTGCTCCAAAAGAAACATATGTCATGCATCATGGGACACGTACAGGACAGAGACATTGCCTTCGACAGAAACGCAGCAGGAAAAAGAATGACCGCACTGTTTGCTGGTATATACTATCAACATGATGAGCAGTATCTTAACCCACAAACAAACGGATCTTGGTCTGGTCTTTGGGTTTTGAACGAAGTAGATAACGGCACGTTTGATGAGATGCCTGTATCTATGACGTATCTACGGGGGAAGTACGGTGCTAACTCTTGACGAATTACTTGAGCGTATTGCATCACGATATGATGAAGTAACTATAATGGAAGTATTAGAGATTACATCCGAAGATCTAGTTGAAAGGTTTGCTGACAAAGTAAACATCAACAGTTGGAAGTTTGATTTGGAGGAAGAACATGAGTAACGGATCAATAGATGACGCAACACCAGAAGAGTGGGACAAGGTTAACAAGTACAAAACATTTACAGGTAAACTGTTTCACCCTAGTGATAAGCACAATCCAGTAACCCAGCCTGACCACTACAACAAGGGCGCTATCGAAGCCATCGAAGCAATCAAGGCGTCCATGCACCCGCAGGAGTACAAGGGATACCTCAAGGGTAACTGTCTGAAGTACCTCTGGAGATACGAGTACAAGAACGGTGTCGAGGATCTGCGTAAAGCCCGTGTTTACCTAGACTGGTTAATCAAAGAGATGTCTTTATGAGTTCTATCTTTGACCTAGAACAACAGATGTTAGATTTTGCAAACGTCACTAAGGACATAGACCTAGTAACTAGATACTTCTTAGACTCCTCAGAGTGGAATGACCACATTAGCCCGAAGGCGACTGACGCAATGATTAACAAGTACTTTGCCATCAAGGAACTGTACGAGATCAAGTTTGACGAGATGTGGGAAACCTTTGACCAAGTGTGCAAGGAGTACCACAAGAGAGGTAAACATGAAAGTAATTGACGGCAAGTTTGGAACAAAGACAGAAGAGAAGGAGATAACCACGGCTGAGTTTCTGGCTGCGTTTGCTGCAAAGGCTACGCTACAGGAGAACGAGGGCAGGAAACCAAAGGTAGTCGTGGTCATGTACGAGGACGGTGAGATGTTTGAAGTAGCGTCCAACGAGCAGTACCCTGACGGAGTGTA